CAATACTGCCTGGGCGAGCTAGTGCACTGGGCACAGTATCATATCTTGCAGGATCAGCAAAACCTTTGACATTTGTGTCTGGTCTGACTCGTCCTATAGCACCTGTATAATATTTCACCGTTTCATACTCAATAGTCATGGTGTTTGTCATTATACCGTTGCCCTGACTGTAGTCGTAGTTGTCATGGTTCCATTCTTTAATCATTGGATTAATTAATACATACATGGCATATTCATGTTGATCAAATCCATAGATTGTGATATCTTTAAAAAAGGCCGGTTTGCCTGAACTATCGTCACCGCCACTGAAACCGCCGGGGCCGCCTGCACTGCTTTGATCATAACTTTCGCCTATATAACCCCAGTCATTGACATCTCTACGAGCAGCATAGATATCTCTGGTATTATAGGTAAATCCCGGCGGACTATTTAATGGACCTAATCGCCCATTGTTGTTTGGTGCATCTAAATATTGTTGATTAGGATCTTTGAAATAATAAGAAAAATAATTGTACCATAAATTCCTAGTTATATTACCACCATCATCGTGGAATTCCACTCTAACAGGCAAGTAGTTAACTTTTTTCTGTACCAATCTTTTTCTGTTGTATTGATTTAAAGTATCTACATCAAGTTGAAATTGTGGTAGTTGTATAGTTTTGACCATTAGGCCAATTGCTGTAACATCATCTTGTGGAAATACTGTTCTTAATACCGGAACTTCTGCAGTATTAATATTCATGTAAACATGAAAAAGAAATTTATTCTTAGGTGCTAACTCATAACCATTGGTCAGAAAGGTCTTACTGGCATGAGCATAATCTTTAAGATTTTGCCTGCCAATAAAACCTTTTAAAAAGTCTTGTCCGAATGCCATTAGATTGTTGTTTGTGCTGTTCCCGCACCAGTTACTAACTCACCTAATGTTCTTCCAAGTGCTCCAGTTGCTCCTTGTATTCCGACTGCACCGCCCTCGGTTTGTGCTGCATTGTCAAACTGTATAGTCATTGTGATAGTAGCAGGTTCGTTTGTGCCATAGTTCATATCCCCCCAATCGGCCTGTTTGAGGTAACAGCCATAAAGTTCCCACTGCTCTAAGACCACAGGGGTGTTGCCACTGCCACCATCTAAAACTTGAAATTTCGTGGTAAATTTATAGTCAATACCTGAACTGGCACTGGCCATTTCAAAGAAATCCATTTGCTTTTGAATTTGTTCACCTACTAATACAGCTACATCGCCCTTGGCATCATCACGCAGAGTACATGTAACTTCTGCCCAACTATATTTTCCAGCTAGTTTTAATGTGCTGTTATAGACTGGAATTAATATGTCTTCAAATGACACCGAAGGTCTGCGAAAATCTACAACTTGTTTTGTTAATTCTGTTGTGGGTGTGCTGACGCCAAAGTTTTCAAATATAACCCTAAATCGATATTTCAGTTTAGGCATTAACAAACCCTGGTTTGGGTTACTTTGATCGCTAGCGACAGGAACTGTCATTCTTGTTAATGATGTAACAGCCATTTTAGTGTTCTCCTATACTGTATTATTTATGGCTATAACTTAAAAATCATTATCTACATAGATTATTTTTCAGTTTTATAAAAATAAAAAGGGAGAACGATCTCCCTTTTTATCACAGTCAGTAATTTGTAATTATGCGGCTGCTACTGTGGTACTTACTGCACCTGCGATTTCACCTGTGTTCTTTATTCTCAATGGTATGTAAATAAATTCAACAGCCTTGACAGGTTCAATAGCTATATCTACCCACAATTCATTGGCATCAATTCTAGCTGGTGTATTGTTTGTGAGATCACAGACAACCAAGAAGTCATAGATACCGCGTTTGGCAACCAAGTCGATCATTAGACTGTTTATAGCGTTCTTGATTTCATCTCTAGTGATTTGATCGTTGGGTTCAAATAAGAATTGTTTACCTATAGACTCGAGTCTACCTCTAATAAATGCAATCAATCTTGCTACATTAATACGATCTAATGCACTGGTTACAGCATAAGATGTTTTATTACCAAAGTTAGTGATACCCACACCTGGTATAAAGGTAATTGGATTTACACGGTTTTCATAAAGAACATCACGCAGACCCTGATTTACACCAAGACTTATAAATTCTCCAGTAGCACCATTGATATAGCCAATGTCCTCGGCATTGTCGACGACGCCGCGGCGGCTACCAGCTGGTGCTAACCATGGAAATGCCACTTCATCATTTCTGATAATTGTTCTAATCATCATATGACTGGCCGGCTGTACCACTGGGCTGCCACTAAGGTCTGTGGTGCGGCAACTGGGATAAAATACCCCAACATAAGGATCACCGACTGTACTACCATCTACAACAAAACCATCACCGGATACAGTGGTATTATTAGCGTAAGCTAAGATATCGGTGCCAGTTGCTGGTAATCGCATTGGTGTGTCGCCTATAACAAATGCAGTATTGTTTCTTTCATTGTTCAATGCTACCATATTGGTTATTAATTCAGGATATGCTGGACAAGAAATTAAATTAAACTGTCTTTGTTCTTCTCTGATTCCTGTACTGGTGTCAATACCTGATTTCAGTGCTGCAACAATGATAGCTCTTTGTGCTTGTCGACCCATGTATGGACTACCATCGGCACGATTACCACTGGCATTTACCCACGCATTAGTCTCAAGTACACCCCAATAACTGGTATTGGTTGGTACTGTTCCCGTTGGTGGATTGTCAATAGCAACATACAATGTAGTATTGTAAAGCACTTTATCGCCTGTGGCATACGCTGTAGATGCACTCCAGGTGTCAAAACTAAAATCTGTTGCATTAAAGTAATCAACACGGAATTCCTTAACATTAAACCCACTTCTTCTTGTATTGAACAACAGCATACCTGCTGGATAGAGTGTAGGATCTACAACATCAATGTCGGTATAGTTACTGGTCAACAAACTACTGATCGATGCTAAAGCATCTGTGACTACATTACTAGTTCCGTCAGTGTCCCATCTAGCATCGGCAAATACAACACCATTTTCTGTAGTTTGATCAGCATTGTTAATTGTTACCCATTGATCAACACCATCAACATTTTCAAATCGCTTAATTACAGGATAAAGCTCAAGATTAGCTGTATCAATCCACAAATCGCCGTAGACAATATCTGTACCGTCGCTTTGTTCTGTGGGTTGTGTAGGACTGATTATAGGACCGGCAGGATCTGTGTCTGTCAAATCATAACCTCTGACATCATTGCTGACATTTCTATAACCATACCAATCATTTCCATCATTGATCATGATATCAACTTGGTTACTGGCACTGTAATACCAATAGCGACCATCTGCAGGATCAATGCTAGGTGCACTGGCACTAGCTGTATATACTAGAGGCGTCCAGTTACTGAGAATCAATCCACCTTCTGGATTAGCTCTAATACCAGTTATTGAAGTTGTAAATCCTGCTGTATTCAATGGGGTATTGGTACCATCGACTACCAACATTACACCACCCAATGTCTGTGTAAGAACCATATTTCCTGCAGAATTTACACTGGCAATCACGCCAGGCACATTAGCAGCACTTACCGCACTGATAAATGCAGCTGGAGATGTACCGTTGATAGTCACTGTAACTGCAGCAGTTAATGTTGAACTATTGGCTGTGCTGGTTTGAATTGTAAATGTTGATCCACTTACGAAAGTTGGATTAGAAACACTACTTGTAATTACAGTAGCACCCTCTGTGGATCTTTCAAAAACTTGTAATGTATAAGTGTTATTGAAATCACCAGTTGTGAGATTTTCTTCCGGTGAAACATTATATTGCGTATATGTGGTTCCCAGTGGAATATTCAAGCCCCCGCCCGATGGATCCAATGTTTTATTTGCACTTTGATCATTTTCGTAAACCAACGCATTTTGTTGTACCCAAGCACCTAACACTGTATTCCACTCGTTAACAATCATGTTGGTACCAAGATTCACGGGAGTAATTTTGTTCCAAATACTTCCAGTGGGTCTTGGGCTAGTGTCAGTGCTTCTCCACCTTGGAACTGTATAATTTGCACTTTGTTGTAAAGCCGGGCAGAGATATGTTCCTACAGCAATACCTAATGTAGTAATTAATGCTGCACTGCCACCGGTATTCCCTTGTTCAATTCTAATTCCACCATCTAATGTACTGCCATCGCTTTCTGCACTGCTGTCGGCAAATAAACTTAGTTTACCATCGATATTGGCAGAATAAACACCCTGTATGCTGGCATTATTAATAGCATTGCTGAGCCCAGTAACTGTATTGTTTGGACCGGCTGGAACTAAAACAGAAGTTTCATTAATGAAGATTTGTGCACCAGCGGTTAAAGTACCAGTGTATGTATTAGTGGCTTGATATGTTGGCCAACTTAATTTCCAAGCATCGCTTCCTACTAAAACCCATGTATTATAAAGATCAGTGAGTTCTGTGGCATTACTCTGAGAAACTGATACAGTACCGTTTTTATAATACATTGGATTGGCTGTATTAGTCGTTACAACAGCATAATCACCAATTGACCCATAGTCACTGTTAGGAACTCCAGCAGTTAAGTTTACTGTGTCAGTGATTTCCAAAGGTACATTGTTTGTAAAAGCACCAGTGGTTTGATTCCACTCAAATAATCCCCAAGCAGTTGGCCCTAGTGTTAACCAATATGTACCGTCATCGGGCTCACCAACTGGTCTTGTTAAACTGGCTGTTAACTGTGATAAATCTACATTCACACGCTGAACATAGGCGCGGTTGCTGACACCTAACGAGCTGTATGCAGCTAACAAACCATACTCATTTAACTCATAACCATTGATAGGTGTGCCTGTGGTGGTTTTGTAAAAGAATGGATTACCAAATGTGTTAACTAGATCACGCTGACTGGTAATCAAGTAAATACGATTGGCATTAGCTGCTAGAGTTCCTGCAGCTACACCTTCACCTGATGGTGTGACTTTATTCTGTGCAGTAGCAATAAGTATATATGGCACACTGTTGGTAGCTGCTGGTATATATGTGCTTTCGTCAATTACGGTGACTTGTACGCCTGGACTAGTTAATGCCATTTTGGCTCCTTTAATAACTTTCTAATATTTATACTGTATAAGGAAAAAACAGGGTTTATAAATACCTTTATAAAGGTTTTATATGCGCCCAGTATGCCAAATTTGCCGACAAAGACCCTGTTCAGTCAATTACCGATACAAAGACAAAATTTATTATCGTTCTAGATGTGATTTCTGTATTGCTAGAAATAAAAAAATAAAACCGCCGGTGCCAAAATGGCAGTCATCGGGATATAAGAAAAAAACAAACTGCGATCGCTGTGGATTTAGATCAAGATATCAAAGTCAATTATTAGTGGTGTTCTGTGATGGCAATTTACAGAATACTGCACATAATAATTTACGCACTGTTTGTCTCAACTGTTTAGAAGAAGTAAAAAGACTTGATAATCCCTGGGTTATTGGAGATCTTCAAGAAGATTATCGATACATTGGTAAAGATAAGATACAGTAAAATCGTTTTGAATTTCCCTATCAAACTTATACCCTGCCCAACTGGTTTCACTGCTATGGATACCCAGTTTTTGTAATTGAGCCTGAGACTCTCGACACCCTTGATTGGCTTTGACTGCCAAATAATACCATTCAGGAAAAGGAGATCTTTTAACCCACACAGTACAGGCAGATAACTGTTTCAACATAGCAAATTCGTTGAGAAATCTAGCATCTGAAATCACTATATTGTCTTGACTAGTAGAGAGTTTTTTTTCTAAGCTGGCAATCCAGATATCTTGATGAAAATTGTTTCTAGCAACTTCGGTGCCCCAGTACTGTAACACCCA